TACTGGCGGGCCAGGGCGCAAGCCGTCTTCGGCATGTTTCGCCGCGAGCGCGAGCTCACGGCCGACCTGAAGAACAAGGTTCGAGATCTGCAGCTCGAGCGCGAAGTGAAGGCGGCGGCACCGGCCCCCGGGTTCGACCCCGCCAGCATCTTCTCGCCCGAGGCGCGGCAGCAGTACGGCGACGACCAGCTCAGAGACATTGCGGCCCCCGTGCTGCAGCGCGTCGACGAGACCGTCCAAGCCGCCACGAAGCCGCTGCAGGACAGACTGGAAGCCCAGCGCCAAAGCGAGACCGAGCGCAGGTACGAGGCATTCACCGACCAGCTGGTCGCGCTGGTGCCCGACGCGCTCGAGATCGACAAGACGCCCGCGTGGCTGGAGTGGTTGGAAGGCGTCGACGAGCGCAGCGGGTACACCTACCTGCAGATGCTCAAGGCGCACGAAAGCCGCTTCGACGCGCAACGGGTGGCCGGCCTGTTCCAGCAGTTCAAGAACCGGGGCGCGAGCGACTTCGTGGCGCCGCCGGCACCGACCCCGCCCATCGCGGCGGGTGCGACCGGCGGCAACGGGGGCGACGTGCCGCCTGGGTCTCCCGTGTTGGCCTACCCGACCAGCACCGAGATCAAGGACTTCTACAAGCGGTCGGCGCTGGGGAAGGTGAAGGACAAGGAGCGGCAGGAGTTCGAGGCACGGATGCAGGCAAAGCGGCCCGGCTGACGCTGGGCGTAATGCAACCACGCATCTAGGAGCGCATCATGGGCGTCCAACGCGCATCCGGTATCCCCGAGTACGGGCCCGGTGGCACGATCAACTACAACCCCGAGATCTACTCGGGCAAGCTGGTCGAGAAGTTCTACAAGACCACCGTGTTCGGTGAAATCGCCTCGACCGACTACGAGGGCGAGATCGCCGGCATGGGGGCCAACGTCATCATCCGCACCGTGCCGGACGTGACGGTCTCCGACTACGTGATCGGGCAGGGCCTGACCCCGCAGTACCCGAGCCGCAACAGCGTGACCCTGTCGATCGACAAGGCCAAGAGCTTCAACGTGGCCCTGTCCACGGTGGACTCGCGCCAGTCGGATCTGGACATGGCCGACATCTTCGCCAACGACGGCAGCATCCAGCTGCGCATCGCGGCCGATGCGGACATGCTCGAGGTCATCCCCGCCGACGTCGATGCCGACAACCAAGGCACCACCGCCGGCCAGGACTCGAACGACCTCGACCTGGGCAGCGCCGCGGTGCCGCGCCAGCTGTCGGCGGCGAACGTGGTGGAGCTGTTCACCGACATGGGCCAGGTGCTCGACGAGCAGAACGTCAGCGACGAGGGTCGCTGGGCGGTCGTGCCGCCGTGGCTGGTCAACCTGGTGAAGAACAGCGATCTCAAGATCGCGTCGCTCGCGGGCGACGGGGTCTCGATCCTGCGTAACGGCAAGATCGGCGAGATCGACCGCTTCACCATCTACCAGAGCCGCAACGTGCTCCGGCAGACCAGCCCGGCGAGCTGCAGCTATGTCCCGTTCGGCCACTCGGCCGGCCTGACGTTCGCTGCCCAAATCGTCGAGTGCCAGATGATCGACAACCCCAACGACTTCGGCTACCTGATCCGTGGCCTCATGGTCTACGGGTACGAGGTCATCGAGCCGCAGTACTTGGGCACGGCGATCGTGGCCAAGGCCCCGGCGACCTGATCGTGACGGGCCCGGGCAACCGGGCCCCCACGTCCACACCACTGCAAGGAGTTCCACGTGAAGCTGACTTCTCCCTCGATCTACGGCGCGAGCGGTTCCGTCAAGGTGCCGCCCGAGACCATCCAGGCCGAGACCAAGCAGGCCTCCGGCAAGGCGAAGGCGCGCTACCCGCACGCCCCGCTGACGCCGTCGACCCGCAACGGCTCGGCCGGCAAGATGAAGACCCGCGCCTACACCCCCGGCGGCCCCGAGGGTTCCTGATCCGCGCAAGCGGTGACCGCGGCCAGGCCTTCGGGCCTGGCCCTTCCCCTTCCAACTGGAGCCCCCCGACATGGCGATCGACGAAACCACCGAGGAACGCGCTGCGCGCGCTCGCAAGCGGCAGGACAAGCGCACCCCGTTCCTGATCAACGAGGCCGATGCGCGCCTGTACCCGAATACCGAGCTCATGCGCAAGCGCCCGGGTTATCGCCTGTACCACGGGGATCCGAAGGCCGACCTGGCCACCCGCAAGCGGTTCCTGCTGGGCCTGACCCAACGCCGCGAAGTGAAGTACGACGCCAACGCCGACGCGCTGCCCGAGTTCGACCTGAACACGGCCGGCGTCGACGAGATCCTGACCTTCGCCACCGAGCAGTACGGCGTGGTGCTGGACCCCAACCTGCCGATCGCGCGCCTGCGCCGCAAGGTCTACGACCTGTCGCAGATGACCGACGAGCAGCTGCTGCACGAGATCGGCACCGGCGGCCCGGCCATCGGTGCGGCTGACGCCCTGAACCAGGCCAACGGCACCAGCGACGAGCCGCCGCCGGTGGGCGAGAAGAACGAGCTGGCCGAGATCGCGCGCCAGGTGGCGCAGCGCCAGGCGGCCGAAGGCGTCCCCGGCGCGGCCATCGCTGGCGGCCTGGGCGGCGGCGCGCTGGGCCGGGTGCCGGATCCCGGAAAGGCCCTGGAATCTGCCCCGCCGACGCGCGGCGGCCGCCAGCCCCGCGGTCAGAATGCCGGCAAGGCGGTGCCTGCCGGCGCCGCGGCCGCGTGAGGTAGCCCATGACCATCGCCGTCGACGTCGAGATCGCCAAGCTGCGCGCCGACCTGGTCGACGACGATGCCGTCACCTGGACCGACGCGGATCTGCTGGAGTGCCTGAACGAGGCGGTGCGCGCCACGATCACGGTGCGGCCTGACGTCTACGTCACCACGGGGCCGATCCCCTTGGTTGCGGGGACGGTGCAGAGCCTGCCGACCGGCGCCACCGCCCTGTTCGACATCCTGGAGAACACCGCGTCGCCCTTCAAGCGGGTGACGCAAGTCGACCAGGCGCTGCTCGACGAGACCTACCGATTCTGGCCGGGCAACACGCCCCAGGCCCAGGTCGACCACTACTGCGCCGACCCCCGCGACAAGCTGCAGTGGCGGTGCTACCCGCCCAACACCGGCACGGGCGAAGTGATCTCGAGCTACGGCGACACGCCGGACGCGATGACGCTGTCGGACGTGCTGCCCCTCGACGACCAGTACGAGCCGGCGCTCTACGTGCGCGCGCTCGGCACGGCCTACCGGCGCAACACGCAGCGCCAGGATCTCGGCAAGACCCAGGGCTACTACGGCCAGTGGGCGCAGCTGATCGGACTCAATGCCCAGGCGGCGGCCGCGGTGGCGCCGAAGGTGTCCAAGAGCGAGGGGAATGACTGATGGCCGAGATCGTCACCCTCCTGCAGCGCGTCGCCCAGCAGGTGCGCCGATGCCCCGAGCCGACCCTGATCCAGGCCTACCGCGACGCGGCCCGGCAGTTCTGCCTGGAGTCGCGCTGGCTGCGCCGCACCATCGAGCCGGTGCTCACCGAGGCCAACGTCGCCGAGTACGACCTGATCCCCGGCTCGGTCAATGCCGGCCTCGAGGTCGTATCGGTTCGCACGGTCACGTGCAACAACCTGGGCGGCACGCCGCAAAGCCAGTGGCGGATCTACCCCTCGGATCCGACCCTCTGGGATCCCAGCCTGCAGCCTGGCGCGCCGCAGTGGTTCGCCTACGTGCCCGAGAGCGCGCTGCAGTGCTACCCGACGCCGAATGCCGAGTACACCCTGACGGTGCTCGCCTGCCTGCAGCCGGTCCTCGACGCGGTCGAGATCCCCGACGATCTGGTGCGCAAGTGGGACCGCCAGCTGGCCGCGGGCGCGCTGGCCTACCTGTACGAGATCCCCGGCCAGGCCTGGAGCAACCCGCAGATGGGGCGCGCCAACCGCATCACGTTTCAGGCGGCCATCAACAACGCGAAGGCCGACGAGCAGCGCGCCTACAACATGGGCACGTCGATGGCTCGCATCCCGCGGCTGTTCCGCTGACCGGGCGGCGCCAGTGGTGCCGCGACGCCCCGGACTGACCAGGGACACCTGACATGAAACTGTCGACCCCATCTTTCCGCGGCATGGCGCCGCGCGTCACCCCCCGCGCGCTGCCCGACAACGCGGCGCAGCAGGCCATCAATCCGCAGCTGCTGACCGGGGATCTGCAGCCCTGGAAGCGCCCGGTGCTGCTCGAGGCGCTGGCCAACGCCGGCGTGGTGCGGTCGATCTTCCTCTTTCAGGACGTCTGGTTGAGCTACGACCAGGCGGTCGAGTTCGCGCGCGGCGCCATCCTGGGCGACGACGAGGACGCGCGGGTCTACATCACCGGCCTGGACGCGCCGCGGTTCACCACCTACAGCCTGGCCACGTCGACCCAGGGCCCGCCGTACCCCGGCGAGACCCGGCTGCTGGGCGTGCCGGCGCCGGACACCCCGCCGAGCGTGGCGGTCTCAATCCCGGATCCGGTCGAGTCGAACATCACCCTCACCAACCCGGGCGCCGAGGCGGGCAACACGAGCGGCTGGGTGATCACCACCGGCGGCCTGGTGGCGCTGGACGCGACCGACGTGCCGGGGCTGCTGCCGCAGGCCGGTAGCTTCTTCTTCGGCGGCGGTGCCGTCGCGGCCACCGATGCCTACCAGTCGATCGACCTGGCCGCGCTGGGCTTGATCGCCGGCCAGGGCCTGTCCCTGACCTGGTGGCAGGCCTCGGGCGCCAACGAGAGCACCGCCGGCATGGCGATCGAGTTCTACGACGAGACCGCGGCGCTGATGTCGACCGTGGCGGCCGAGCAGCTGTCGGGCACCCTGGCCTGGGTGCAGCGCACGCTGACGACCCAGGTGCCCGACGGCGCCGTCACCGCGCGCCTGGTGCAGCAGTACGTCCGGGTCGGCGGCGGCGATCTCGACGCCTACATCGACACCATCGCCATTGGCTCGATCGCCTACACCAACGCCTTCGACGGTTCCAGCCTGTCGGGCTGGCAGGTGTCGCCCAACACCGGCGCCGTGACCGGCAACACGTTCCGGCGCGTGGAGATCGACCCGGCCGTCGGCTGGCCAGCGCCGTCGATCCGCTTCCGCGGCGACTCGCGCGTGCCCTACATCTACCGCGACTTTTCGACCGACCGCAGCCCGAGCGTGGTGCTGCAGTTCGACTACGAGGAGATCTTCGGGCGCACCGACTGCGGCCTGCACGCGCTGCTGTTCGCCTCGAGCAGCGGCGCCGGCA